ACGTCACGGCGCTAGAGCCCGACGACGTCGTCCTACACGACATCGCACGCCGCTGGCTGGCCTACGCGGACCCTGAAACGCAGGTCGAGCGGGAACATGCCCGTGCGGCGCTGAAAGCAGCTCAGGAACGCGTACAGAAGTTGGAGGATGACTACTACATCCACGGGAAGATGACCGAGGAGCGATACGAGGAACTCAGCGAACGGCAGCGCGCCACCATCGACACGATGAACGCCAAGATTGAGGCGCTGAGCGAGGGTGGCAACCTGGGGGCCCTCATGGACGGCGAGCTACTACGGGAGGCGTTCAGCGGCGAGCACACGTCCCTGAGCGATCGGCGCATGTTGCTGCGGAGTGCGCTCAAGGCTGTGTACGTGGCACCCGCCAAAGGTCGAGGTGATCGGACACCCATTGAGCAGCGCGTTGACTATGACTGGGTGACCACGGGCGAGCGCGTCTAGCCAGTAACCAAGTGATTACACAACGCTACTGAGCATCTGATGTGACCTGTACCACATAAAGACCCCCGATCGGAGCAATCCGGCCGGGGGTTTTTGCGTTTCCGTTACATTCGGCATGACGAGGGCCGCTCCGTGGCGTTCAGCGCGGTGCGTCTGACCTGCGATTGATGATGGAATGACGATTCTAGATGTGTTTTCACATTCCCTATAGAGAGTCTTAAGGGAAACAGAAAACGAGGTCCGTTTCGGAATACCATCATGCGCCCCGCTGGCCGAGGGATAGAGCCTCCCTCTCTAATGGTCAGTGAGGGGCGGGAATCCCGCGCAAACATAAGCGGCGGTCTGAGGCCCCTTCCCTCACCCCGCATCGCTCCCAAGCGGCTATCTCTCCGGCCCATGGTTCTGAGCGATGCGGGACAAGGGTACCTAGCTCAATCGGTAGAGCGTCCGGGTGAAATCCGGAAGGTTGGCGGTTCAACTCCGTCGGTCCCCACCGTGGCCCCCAAGCTCGATGGCGAGCAACCCCGTAGAGCGGGGGAGGATGGTTCGACTCCATACGGGGCTCCTGGTCACTTAGCCCAACGGTAGAGGCAACGGTCTTAGGCACCGTTCAGTGATGGGTTCGAATCCCTCAGTGACTACTTAGCACCTCCCAAATTTGGGAGGTCAGTTCCACATGTGCAACGCTCGCTTGAGGCGCGCCGGATCGTGGCCGAGGATTCCTAGCCCACGGTTGCAGCTCTTGCAAATCCAGCCGAGGAGCGTTTCCCCGTTCCCGGTATACGGGCTCAACACCTCCCCTTCCTTGCCGCATACTCCGCACGGCTGTTGTCGCAGCGCTAGGAACTCATCGACCGTGACGCCTAGCTTCCGGGCGTGCGCTGCAATCTTCTGGTCACGTCGCCAATGCGGATCCTCGGCGGTGCGCTTAGCGTCGGCATCCCGTTTCTCTGCGGTCCGGCAAGCCCGGCATGTTCGATGCCGTCCGCTGAAATCACTGAGTGGCTTGCCCTTACCGCATACCGGACATTCCTTGGTTTCCATAACCGGGCATTGTACCACTGTCAAGGGGGGTACCCGTGCCTTTCAATATGTGTCCTAGACACAAGCGGCTATACCCCCTCGGTACGGAAGGGTGCCCCCTCTGTGTAGCGGGTGCACCGGGTGCCCGGCGGTATGCCAGCAAGAGCACGCGTACCGCTGGCCGGTATGACTGGGCATGGCGTAAGGCAAGGGCTGAGGCCATCGAGCGTCAGCCTTACTGTTCGTGGTGCGGTCGGACCGATGACCTAACCGGCGACCACATCACGCCGCTGAGTCGAGGTGGGACCAACGAGCCTGGCAACGTCAGGGTGTTGTGTCGCTCATGCAACAGCAGGCGAGGCAACCGGTAACGGTATGTCACTGAGTCTGCGAGTCGCATCGACACAGGGTGACACCCTCGGCTCGATGACCTGCTGATCGTCCGAGCCCGCTGAGGCCGGAAGCCCTGAGAGGCTCTGTGAGCGCCTGCCAGCATCGGCCCCTACCTGGGACCCTCGCTCGCTCTGTGAGGCGCTCAGAGGCGCCGTCAGAGGGGTATGGGGGCCATCCTAGGGGGTAGGGGGAGGTCGAAACTTGAACGGCTCCCCTTCCGGCACCCCCGCCTTCCCCTCGGATTAAACGCGCGCAGGTTCGCCCGAACTCGTGGGAAACCTCAAGGTCAGCGATTCGCCGCGCATTTTCGCGCATCTCTGCGCATCTTCCAGCATGAGCACGCACGGAGCACGGAATCTAGTTTCCCCCGGGGGTGAAAATGGCCAGTGGACCACCGCCCAAGCCAACTGCGCTCAAGGCGCTTGCCGGTAACCCTGGTAAGCGAGCCCTCAACAGCGCTGAGCCTCGACCTTCGGCTGATATCCCGGAACCCCCGGTCACTCTCAAGGGTGAGGGTCGCGCTGAGTGGCGCAGGATCGTCCCCGAGCTAGCCCGACTAGGTCTAGTGACCAAGGTTGACCGCGCTTACCTCGTCGCCTACTGCTCAGCGTGGGGGATCTTTGAGGCCGCACGCGTTGCCATGGCTGAACATGGGCCACTCGTCAACGGACGTGACGGCAACCTCGTCAAGAATCCCGCCGCGCAGATCATGCGTGACGCTGCGGATTTGATGATCAAGTTTGGCGCTCGTTTCGGCCTCTCGCCGAGCGACCGCACGCGATTGGCTATCAGCCCGACCGACGAGGACGGCGCGGATGCTGACGTGATCAGGCTACTTAGCTAGGGGGACATTTGAGCAACGTCTATCAGGTCTATGTGAACAAGGCCGAGCTAAACCGGAGCGCTGTTATAACGCTCGACAGCAATTCCTACCGTAGTGGTCGGACGGATGCGGCGGTGCATGCACTCGCCGATGCCTTTGAGGCCGACCTCGTCGACATCCCCGACTACTCGACGTTCACGCCGACACGCTCTGTGCAGTACATCACCGATGTCGTAACCGCCGAGGATGTTCCGCGACTGTAGGGAGTGACCTCCCAAATTTGGGAGGTGCTCACTTGCTACCGGTGTCGTCATACGGGCCGGAAGAACCGCTAGAGGGGTTCTTCCGGTACGACGAGGCAAAGGCCGATCACGCCGTTACGTTCATCGAGCGGCTGATCGTCCACACTAAGGGCCGGTACGCCGGTACGCCGTTCTTGCTCGACGAGTGGCAAAAAGAAGAGATCGTAAAGCCACTGTTCGGCACGATGATGTGGGATGACCAGTACCACGAGCACGTGCGGCAATACCGCATTGCTTGGCTGGAGATGGCCCGTAAGAACGGCAAGAGTGAACTACTTTCAGCGTTCGCGCTACTCGGCCTCGTCGGCGACTTTGAGGAGTCGGCTGAGGTTTACTCGGTCGCTGCTGACCGTGATCAGGCTGGATTGGTTTACAGCACCGCTAAGCGGATGGTTGAACTATCGCCGATCCTCAGCAAGCGACTAGAGATCATCGACTCGCGCAAGCGAATCATTGATCGCAAGACGAACAGCTTTTATCAGGTCCTCCCTGGGGATGCGGCGGGCGCACTCGGTACGAACCCGTCCATGGTGCTGTTCGACGAGGTGCTAACGCAGAAAGACCGGCATCTGTGGGATGCCATGCGTCAGGGTTTCGGTACCCGTAAACAGCCCATCATGATTGCGGCGACTACGGCCGCTTACCGCACCGCTGCGTTTGCCCTTGAGGAGCACGAGCACGGGCTACGGGTGCGCGATGACCAGAACATGGATGCCGCCCGTTTCGTCTTTGCCCGCAACGTCCCCGACGACTGGGATTGGACGGACGAGGGTCAGCCGCCATCTGCGGAGCATCCAAAGGGGACCGGATGGTATCTCGCTAATCCGGCGCTCGGCTCGTTCCTGAATGTCAATAACCTCCGCGCTGAGGCGCAAGAGGCGAAGCAGAAACCGACGGCGCAAAACTCGTTCCGAGTGTTCCGTCTCAATCAGTGGGTGTCGCAGGCCAACCGTTGGTTGGACATGCATCTGTGGGACGAGAACGGCACGGTCAAGGTGACGCGCGAGGCACTGCGCGGACGGCCGTGTTACGGCGGAATCGACCTCGCGGCAACCGGCGACTTTAACGCTTGGGTCCTGCTCTTCCCCGGCTCGCCGACCGATCCTGAGGCGGACGGCTGGACGGTACTCCCGCATTTCTGGGTACCTCGTCCCGCTGTTGAGCGACGCAGCAACATGCGTAGCTCGTTCGAGGTGTGGGAGCGAGACGGGCACCTAAAGGTGACTGAGGGCCCGACCACGGACTTTAACGCCATCTTCCGGCACATCGCCCGGGACGCCGAGGACTTCCAAATCAAGTTCTTCGGCTACGACCCGTGGAACGCCACGCAGCTAGTCAATGAGCTTGAGGGACAAGGCCTCACGGCCGTCAAGGTGCCGCAGTCAGCGGCTCGCCTCAACGATCCGTGCAAGAAAATCGAGTCGGCCCTAGCGGCTGTCGACCTCAAGCACGGGGGACACCCGGTACTCCGCTGGATGGCGGACAACGTCGAGCTAGACATCACGGGTGACGGTTTGATCCGGCCCTCTAAGGCGCGCTCCGGCGAAAAGATCGACGGCATCGCCGCGCTGGCTAACGCGTTCTTCCTGACGGCGCTGCCGGACGAGGACGAGGCCTTTGTGACGTTCGTCAATTTCAACGACGAACACTCCGACGCCGACCTTGAGGCGCTCCTCACTCCAGCATCTCAGCGCGATAGGGAAGCGCGTTACTTCCCGGACGACGACTAAGGAGTCACATTGGAACGGCTGACTAAGTTCAGCCGCTCCCTCGTCAGCACCGTTTCCGCTTTGGCACCCAACGCTTTGCAGCTTTCAGCGTTCGGGTTTGGCGTGACTGCCGCGTACGACGTTTCGCGCCC